TTAGGAATGAATAAGAATTATGGTAGCTATAATATTCTATAGTTAACAAAAAAACGAATAATCAGTAATATAATTATGAAGATAGATATAACTCTACCTACAGGCTTAAATGAGATACCTTTATTAAGATATCAGAAGTTCATTGAGATGAAAGATAAGAGTAATGATGAGGAGTTCATTGCTCAAAAGACTATACAGATATTTTGTGGTATAGAATTAAAGGAAGTAATGCAAATAAGGCTAAAGGATTTAAATGAATTAATAAAGCATTTTACAGATATCTTTTCTCAGAGGCCAGGATTAATTAGGCATTTTAAAATAGGAGAGCATTCCTTTGGGTTTATTCCTAATCTCGAAAATATCAGTTTTGGAGAATATATAGACATAGAGCATAATATGCAGAAGTGGGATACATACCATAAAGCAATGGCAGTAATGTATAGGCCAATTAAAGAGCAATACAAGGATAAGTATAGCATAGTAGATTATGAGCCTAATCCAGATATGCAAGAGCTCATGAAGTTTGCTCCTTTGGATGCCGCATTAAGTGCCTCTTTTTTTTTATCCAATTTAGGGATAGAATTGTTAAAGGCTACGACAAGCTTTTTACAAAAAGAGATGAAGATGATAATGGATTCAGCGAGTACTCAGAAAGAAGTCAATTCGCCAAAAACTGGGGATGGTATAGTTCAGTCTATCAATGCGCTGGAGGAGATGTTACCAGATATGATGAGGTTACAAAACTTAGACTTACTCAATGTCTCACCTATCTCACCTTCGAGAAAGAAAAAAACGAAATTGAAAATAGAGAATTAAAAAGGCAAATGAGAAAATGAATTACTTTGATATAATAGATAAGATTAAGCAGCATTTTGAGAATGATCCATTAATTAATACGGTAACGCAAGGGGATATATTTGATGTTGACTTAAATAAACAGACTATATTTCCGCTATGCCATATCATAGTAAACCAAGCTACGTTTGAGAATAATGTAATCAGATACAATATAAGTATCCTGGCTATGGATATTACTGATATCTCTAAATCTGAAAGCGCAGATAAATTTGATGGCAATGATAATGAGCTCTATATATTAAATACTATGATGGCAGTTCATAACAGATGCTATGAAATGCTCAGAAGAGGAGATTTATATACTGATAAATTTCAAGTAGATGGATCTCCAACATGTGAGCCTTTTACTGAGAGATTTGAAAATAAGTTAGCTGGCTTTACTCTAACGGTAGATATTTTAATTCCTAATGATATGACTATCTGCTAATGAAAAAGGGAGAGGTACAGAAGCTATTGGATGATTTTAGAGATAAAGTAATCGCAGAGGCTAAGCAAGGCTTACCAAGAGATACTGGTGGCCTGGCCAAAAGCCTTAAGTCATATGTTAAAGCATCAAAGAATAGTATACAGCTTACATTTCAAATGAAAGAATACGGATGGTTTCAAGACAGAGGTGTAAAAGGTGTTAGTAGTGGAGAAAGTCTAAGCAATTATAGATTTGGTACAGGTAACGGTGAAGATGGTGGATTAACTAAAGGCATAAACAAATGGGTACAAAGAAAGAAGATACAATTTAGAAATAAGGAAACAGGGCAGTTTATGAGTTATGAACAAACGGCACGAACTATTATAAGAAGCATCTGGCAAAAAGGAATTAAACCAAGTATGTTTTTTACACGACCGTTTGAGAAATACTACAGAAAACTACCTAATGAAGTAACTAAGAAATATGTAAAGGATTTAGAAACTTTGTTTAATAGTATAACAAAAGAAAATCTAAAACAAATTAATAATTTATCTAAATGAATTTAGCAAGATCGCCTCATATAATAGAGATATCAGAATCTGGTCAAACAGGAAGTAAAATAGAATTATACTTAGGTGCTGATATAGGTACTTCTAATCCTACATATACGCTATCTAAATTAATTCCAGCAAGTAATAAGATAGAAACGTATTATAATATATCTCCTTACATCAGAGAGTATTTTAATTTTACGCATTGGCAGAATGCAACAGGCTTAGCATATGATATAGATACGAGCTCTGATTTTATTGTAGATTATGAGTTAAAGAAATTCAAGTCAGTATCTGGAGTTTATAGCCAGGTAGGTAGTACTATAACAGGAACATTCTCGGATGGTTTTGGCTATTATGAGGATGGATATAATCCAGGAGCGCCATCAGTATTATTAGATGAGGGAACGTATCTATATAACTATGATGCTGGAATACCTACATCTCAAAATAATGGCACATGGGGAAGCTTTGATGTGCAGATGAGTATAGGCGATGTAATTAGATATACTGATTTAGTAACAGGAAGTAGCTTTGATTATACTGCAACTACTGAGGGAGTAAAAAGTTTTGCAAGAGTATACCTTACATATGTAGCCAATGGCAATAAAGTAGAATGGTTGCCAGGTGGTAGTATGGTCAGATGGACTGCATATTTCAAGCCTCAATGTGAGCCAAAGTATCAGCCTGTAGTTGTGGATTTTGTTAATCGCTATGGTAGCTGGTCAAGAATCTTTTTTCAGAAATCTAAGAAGCGATCTATAGAAGTAAAAGCCAATGAGTACAAATTCAATCCTAAAACATTACCGTATCTATCTGAGGATATACGCCAAAATCAAGAATTTAATATTAATGGTAGAGAATCCATTAAGCTAAATACAGGATGGGTAAATGATGGCTATGCAGAATACTTGCAGCAGATGATGTTAAGCGAGAAGGTAGTGCTTTGCGATTATGAGAATAATCCAGATTATGCGCCTGTAAAAGTCAAAACTAAAAGCCTTGAAAAGCAAACAGGATTAAATAATGGCATGATCAATTATACATTGGATTTTGAGTTTGCTTATGATATGATAAATAATGTATTGTAATGAGGCAGATACAGGTTTACATAGAGGGAAATAAGCTCGATTTATTCCAGGATGAGCAGATAAATGTTACGAGTAAGCAACAAGATATAAATGATATTAGTAAGGTATTCTCTGACTATTCGCAATCTTTCTCAGTTCCAAGTACTCCAAATAATGATGCTATATTCTCATATTTCTATAATAGCGATTTTGGGGATATAGAGGATGTATCTACTCAGTTTGATGTCAATGTACGCAAAGAGGCATTTATAGAAATCGATTATACTACGTTTAGGAGGGGAAAAATTCAGCTAGAAAAAGCGGAGATAAAAAATAATCAAGCCTATTCTTATCAAGTTACTTTCTATGGGGAGGTTACAAGTCTAAAGGATAAATTCGGAGATGAGAAATTAGCGGATTTATCTTACCTGGCTACTTATGGCCATGCGTTTACAGGAGCAGAAGTACAAAATAGAATAACGGATGGAAACACGAATTATGCATTAAGATATCCTATCATAACAGATAGAATAGTTACTTATGGAGATGGTGCAAGTACAGATATATCTCCTACAGGATCGGATGATATTGCATACAATGAGTTATTCCCAGCTATAAAAGTTATAGGAATATTTGCGGCCATAGAGATTAAATATGGAGTAGATTTTCAAGGTGCATTCTTACAAGATAAGCGCTTTCAAAATTGTTTCTTGTGGTGTAAAAACAAAAGAGAATTTACCTTTCTTACAAGCACTCAAGACGTAAACTTTACAACAGGTGGCGAGCTAATAAATCAAAGTACATATACATACTTAAATTATTTTAATACTACTGATAATAAGCTTACTTATACATATGCTGATTGGTTTAGTTTATTTCCTTCCGTAAGTCCTGGCCCTGTACAGGTTAATCATATTACATCTATACAAGTTTTAAGCGTAAGTACATCAGACACTTACTACATTGATGTATATATAAACGATATATTAAGTAATACGTATCCAGAAAATCAAGCATCAGAAATAATAGTAGCAAACGATCAGAACGTACAAGGCTTAAACAAATCAATCTACTTTAGATTTCGTTCTACAGCAACTCAAGACATACAATTTAGATGTAAGTATCAACAGCTTGGAACTAACTTAGGAGGAGGCACTACTACTCAAGTACAAAATATATTTTATGCCGATACTGCTACTATTACCGTACAAGCACAAATTGATCCAATAGCATATTTACCAGATATGAAAATTGCGGATTTCTTTAATGGCGTTTTAAAGGAGTTTAATCTTACATGTTATGGCATAGAAAAGGATGTTTATCAAGTAGAGCCTTTGGATGATTGGTATGCTAAGGGAGCGATAGTAGATATTACTCAATATACCGATATCAAGAGCATCAAAATAGATCGCATTAAGCTATTTAAGAATATAGTATTTAAATATGAGAAAAGTGAAAATCTGTTAAATCAGCAATTCAGAGATTTGTTTAATCGGGAGTATGGAGATGCTCAGATACAATATCCTTATGATGGAGGAGAGTACAAGATAGAGCAGCCTTTTGAAAATATGCAATTCAATAAATTTACAGGTACTAATTTACAGGTAGGATATACTATAGATAAGGATTTCAATCAGTATGTTCCTAAGCCTATGTTATTGTATATGTATGATGAGACCAGCGCAACATTTAGATATGATGATGGTAGCTTTCCAACTGCAATACAAAATCTAACGGAATACATGCCATTTGGACAGGATATGACTCTTAATGGAGAAAATTATACTTTAAATTTCAATGCAGAGATAAGTACATTTACATTAGTTCCAGAGCAGAATACATTATTTGCTGAATATTATTTCGGATATCTAAGCAATCTATTCAGCCTCAAGAATAGGCGTACAACTTTAAAGGCTAATTTGCCCGTAAGTTTTCTTACAAGTTTGCGCTTGAATGATAGGATAGTTATTAGAGATAAGCGCTATATTATAGAATCGATTAAATCCAACTTAAATAGTGGAGATGTAGATTTTGTATTAATAAATGATTTTAGGCCTGTATTATCTGATCCAGATGTGCCTCAAGAAAGGCCTATACCTATTCCAAGTAATGCCAATTGCGTAGATGTAAAAATACTATTGCCTGTAAATTGTGTTCAAGCAGATATAACTACATCGGATGCTGGAGTAACTATAAGTCCATCTACGCTAACAAGTGATGGATTTGTTGAGGTATGCGTTCCAGCTAATGATAATACAAACGTCTTAAAAACGGAGGATGATGCTGATTATGTCAATACCGAAGATTTAGCAGATAGAATAAAAACAGAGCAGAATGATGCTAACATTTATACTTTGACCGTTACCTATACATATCAGAATGGCATAGTACAAACAACACAAATTTATTTAACTCAAAATCCATGATTAAACATATAATAGATTTACTACAAATAGACGAATTTTATGAGGCATCAGAGAATGTACATATAGCGAAAGGATTGTATAGTTATGAGACAGGATTGAAGGCGATATATAAGCAGAAGAAGCGTGAACAAATGTTAAAAAAACTAAAAGCAGAATCCAATGGCTGAAAACAAGGAAATTAATATTAACATAAAACAGAATGCCGATAAGGCAGAAAAAAGTTTTAACAGCTATAATAAAGAACTTAAGAAAACAAAGAATGCATACGATGCCGTCTTAAAAAGTGGTAAGCCATTTGACCAACAACTTGAGGATATCAATCGAATAGTAAAAGAAACGCCTTTAAATGTAAGGGATATGAATAAGCAGATACAGGCTTATCAATCCATTGCATTGAGTGCTGGTCGTGAAACTCCTGTTGGTCGTAAAGCTTTAGAGGAAGCTGCTGCGCTTCGTGATAGATATGTAGATATTCAGAATGAGACTAAGCGATTAGCAGATGATCAAAAAACATTAGAGGGTGCTATGCAAGGGGTGGCTACAGGAGTGGCCGTTTATGGTGGTATTCAATCTGCAATGGCATTAAGTGGAGTAGAAAGCGAAAAGCTACGAGAAACGCTTGTTAAACTCCAAGCAGCGCAAACGTTAATGAATAGCATTAATCAAGTAGCAACTGCATTCGAGAAAGAGAGCGCCTTAATGCTTACTTTAAAGTCTGCAAAAACTAAAGCGGTTACCGTTGCAACTGCGGCATACGCTACGGTCACAGGAACAACTACAGGAGCATTAAAGTTGTTTAGAATAGCTTTAGCATCTACAGGAATCGGTGCATTGATTGTAGGTATAGGTTTGTTGATAGCTAATTTTGAAAAGTTAATAGGCGTATTTGATCCAGTTATTCAAGGATTAAAGGATTTCGCTGATTGGATTGGTATTACCAATTTTGAGGAAGAGGAGAGAGAAGAGGCAAGAATCAAAAGAGCAGAAGCACAAAGAAAACGAACAAAAGCAGAGATTGAAAGAGAGACAAAATTAGCTGCTTTAAGAAGAGAGAATTTTGATAATGAGCAAAAAGCAAGAGATAGGCAAATTGCATTATTACAGGCAGAGGGTAAAGATGTTGCTATATTAGAACAAATAAAGGAACTTAGTGCAATAAAACAAGCCAAACGCGATATTGAATACGCAAAAGGTCAGATACAAAGAATAAGACTATTAAAAAGACGATTGGATGGACAAAGTGAAGAAGCTAAACAATTTGAACAACAAATCGATGCGTTTAATAAAGCCATCAGAGATAGTAATCAGCAAATAGCAGATTCTAACAATCAATTAAAAATAAATACAATAAATGCCAATAAAGAAAAAACAAAAAGCTACAAAAAGTATGTTGAGGATATTAAGGCATTAGATAGGCAAATACAGGATGCTCAATTAGAATTACAAAAGGATGGACTTGAAAAAGATTTAGAGGAAAATAGAATTAAATTTGAGCGCCAAAGACAGCAAATAAAAGGTAATGGAGAAAAGCAAAAAGAATTAAGAGCCTTATTAGTTGATTTAGAATTAAAAGCAGAGCAAGAAATAAGAAAAAAATATTACGAAGAAGAAAAAAGCGATAAAGTTGAACTTTTAAATTTTGTAGATGAAACAAATAAAGCAGAAGTAGAAAAAGAAAAAGCTAAAAATCTTGCAATATTAGACAACGCAGTTGAAACCAATAAAAAAATAATTGAATCTGATAAAGCGGTTGCACAGGCTAAAAAAGACATACAAGATGCACAAATAGCAAACGTAGAAGCTGGCATTGCTTTATTTAAAGATTTAGCTGGAGA